AGAATGTGTAATTTTTATAAATCTACAATGTCGGTTGAAGATTTTAGAGAGCAATTAGGTAAAATACTATCAAGACTGGAAAAGGTTTTTATTTTTAGATTAGCTAAGAAATACGGCTTAATCAGAGAAATAAAAGAACCTGTAATATTTTATTTTGAAAAAGAAAATTTTAAAAAAGTTGTGGATTTTGAGCCTAAAAAGCCTATTAAATCTGATGTACAGGAGATTAAACACGCAAAGTGGGAAGAAATCCGAGATGCCTACGGGCAACTTGAAGGATGGATTCATATTGAGTGTGGTAGAGAGGTAAAAATTAAAGAGAATTATTGTCCGAGTTGCGGTGCGAGAATGGATAAGGAGTGAGCAAGAATGAAAGCCCATATAACTAAAGAACCTGCTGACAAAAGGAGAACAGGCAAAATGACAAATTTTGAAAATATTACAATTGAAAAGGGAATGTATCAGCAGAAGGGCAAGACACTTACAGATGTACTTGAAACTCTTGACCCGTCGGAAAACTATAAGGGTACGACACTTTCAAATCTTGACGCTTTTTCAAGACAGCTCAAGCGTTTTGGCATTAAGGTGAACGGCAGCGGCAGTGACTGCGTGGAAAAATTCTTCCAATCCTCGGACTCGGCGGCACTTTTCCCCGAATATGTCAGCCGTGCGGTAAGACAGGGTATGGAGAGAGCGGATATTCTCCCGCAGATTGTGGCTACTGTTACAAATATTGACGGTATGGATTACATAAGCATTGAGTCCGATATGACAGACGATGACAAGACTTTAAAGCCTGTGGGCGAGGGCGCTGTAATTCCGCAGACAAAAATCAAGTCAATGAGCGTTGAGGATATGGCGGAAATGTTGCTTGATGAAAGCGAGGTGGAAGAATGACATCAAAAGAGACTATGTATAAAGCAATCAATACATACGGTGTGGAAAATCAGATGATAAAGACGGTCGAAGAGTTGTCTGAATTGTCGCAGGCTTTGTGTAAAAGCATTGTAAGATTAAATTATACTAAAGAAAAAACATCACTTGTAGATGATTTGAAATCTGTTGATAATATCTTTGAAGAAATTGCAGATGTTGAGATTATGCTTGAACAATGCAAGATAATGTTTCAATGCGATAAAGAAGTGAATGAATGGAAACATAAAAAGATTGAGCGGCTTGAAAGAAGACTGGAAGGTGAAAAATAATGGCATTCCCCGAAAAGCTAAAAGCGTTAAGACTTAAAAATGGATTAACGCAAGATGAGTTGGGCGAAAAGCTCTATTTGAGCAGGACAAGTATTTCAAACTATGAGCAGGGAAAATTTGAGCCTAATATCGAAACCATAATAGCTATATCAGATTTATTTAACATTACAACAGATGAATTGTTGAAGTGAGGTGTGAACACAATGACAAACTTTGAAAAAATCAAATCAATGAGTATCGACGAAATGGCTCGTAGCAGTATAGACTTTTTCAGTTGCCCATATAACATACCAGGTGACCCGCCATATAGTTATTGCGATTGCGAAATAGGTGAAAAATTTAATCATAATTGTATTAACTGCACAAAACATTGGCTTGAAAGTGAGGTAGAAGAATGACCACAAAAGAAATCAAAGACATAAACCGAGAAATTACGAGGTTAAAAGCTAAGATTGCACGCATAGCCGCCGAGGCTGACAATACATCGCCTAAGCTGTCGGATTTACCGAGTGCAGGTCAAACATCTGACAAGGTCGGCAATGCGGTGGTGCAGATTGCAGATATTCAAAGGGAGATACAAAACCTTGAAATCCGCCGAAACGCAGCACTCAACAGCCTATCTCGTGACGATTTTGTTGAGAACTGCTTATTTATGCACCTTAGCCTGCGATACAGCTGGGCGAAGATAGCAGTTGATACAGGCGGAATAAATACACCGGATAACATAAGAATTATGTGCAACCGCCACCGTTGGTAAAAGTTGTTCGGTTTTTCGGTTTAGGTGCAGTATAATATAAAATGAAGAAATTGATAATAAGAGACATTTTGTAGTTCTCCTTTTTCAAAAATAACGGCAGACCGCTCTCGTTGAGGGCGGTTTTGCTTTTGCGGGGTGGAATTAATGTATAAAGACAAATGCGGTACAGGTTACGAAAATAGCACAAGAGCGATTTTTCAGGGTGCAGGAGAATATGACATCCCGATTATTGAGCCTACAAAAATTACAGAAAACAACTTTATCGGATTTAATGAAGTTTTGAGCAGTAAGCAGAACAACTGCGGTGTGCATTTCTTTTTGGACGATTACCAGTTCCAAAGATTATGGAATACACCCGACAGGTACATTGAGAGGCTACAAAAATTCAATTGTGTGTTATCACCTGATTTTAGCCTTTACGCTGATTATCCGAAAGCGTTGCAGATTTATAACCACTATCGCAAACATTGGATAGGCGCATATTTACAGCTTTATGGTATTGAAGTAATACCAACAATTTGTTGGAGCGACGAAAAGAGTTTTGAATGGTGCTTTGACGGCGAGCCTTGCGGCGGAACAGTCGCCGTGTCGAGTGTCGGCACTCAGAAAAACAAGATTGCCAAAGAACTGTTTTTGAAAGGTTACAAAGATATGATTGAACGCTTACAGCCTGAAACGGTCATCTTCTACGGCAAAGTCCCCGAAGAATGTGTTGGAAACATCATCAACATCAAATCATTTCAGGAAAAATTCAGGAGGTCAGAATAATGGGCGGAAGAGGCGGAAACTTAGGTGGTCATAAAAATTATTCTGTAAGTCCTTTAGCCGCATTTAAAGAGAATGCGAAACAGTTTAATTTTGCTTTGCAAGAGGGTAAAGCTAAAAAATCAGGCATTGTTGAATTTACTGATATAACAGGCAAGGTTATAAAAAGGTACTGGAACGGAGCAACTTATACAGACAGAAGTAGCGCACTTTATGAAAAAGAATTTAAAGGTACACATAAAGTGAGTTTTAAAAAGCCTAAGGAGTGGTAAAATGGGTGGAAGAGGTGGAAGTTTTGGAGTTATTCCAAAACTCAGAAATCCTGTTGGTATTCCTTCAAATGCTATTACTGAGGATGAATTTCTTAAATTAAAAGGTGTTGGGGATATTTCAAGCGGTTACACGGTTGATAAACTTAGAGGTAACAGAGCGCTGAAAACACAGCGTGGACAGGAAAAGTTCGAAAAAGAGGCCTTGAAAGCCAATGCGGATTATTCAAATAAGCGTGCGAGTGCAAGAAAGGAATACAAATCTTTAGTAAGCAAAGGCGTGATTAGAGATAAGACACCTACAGAGAGAAGATTAACAACCGCTCACGGACACCCTGATAATCAATCGACACAAGCCGCAAGGCGATTACTGGCTAAACAAGGAATTGACTGGAAAACAGGCAAGAAAATTAAATCATAGTAAATCCAAAAGGGGTATTACAATGGGCGGAAGAGGTTCTTCAAGTGGAATAAGCGATAAAGGTAAAAAGTACGGTACGGAATACAAAGCAGTTGCTCAATTTGGTGAAATAAAAGTAATTCGTATGAATGGTAATACTTCGATAAAAGCTCCTATGGAAACTATGACAAAAAATAGAGTGTATGCTACTCTTGACAAACAGAGCAACATCAAAAGTGTTACTTTTTATGACAACTACGGCGAAAGAATAAAACAAATTGACGTTAAAGGTAGACCTCATAATGGAATGATGCCACATACCCATTTGGGTTATGAACATAATGAAATTGGAGATCGTCAATTGACTGATAAAGAACAGAAATATGTAAGTGTATTATTGAATAAATGGGAAAGAAAAAGAAAACACTTGAATATTTAGAAATTTATTGATATAATATTATAAACGCAGGGGATAGTTTAAATAGGAAAACAGTTTTTACAGATTCCGGTGCAACTCCGGAAACCTGTGTTTAAAGACAGTACAGAAATGTGCTGTCTTTTCTTTTGCTTATTTTTAGAAAGGGCGGTGATACCGTGAAAGACAAATTAAATGCAAGGCAGAAGAAGTTTGCCGAATATTATGTGCAGAGCGGTAACACCGTTCAGAGTGCGATTATGGCTGGATATTCAGAACATTATGCCAATGCCTTAGCTTATAAATTATTGGAAAATATAGGAGTTGCCGAGTACATCAAAGAGTTATCTGACAAGCTCAAAGATGAACGCATTATGAGTGCTAAGGACAGACAGGTCGCTCTCTCGGACATAGCAAGGAGCAATGAGCAGGACCCGTCAGACCGTATCAGAGCCATCGACACACTGAACAAGATGACAGGCGAATATGTCGTTAAGGTTGACGCAAAGGTTGAGCAATCCGAAAAGCTCTCTGATGTGTTCAGACAGTTAGGCGGTGAGGGCTTGAGTGAGTAGCTTTCCTTTGTCGCAAAAGTACATTGACTTCATAAACACAACAAATGTGTCGGCTGAATTTCTTGAGGGCACTACCGCATCGGGCAAGACAACGGTCGGTGCCGGTGTAAAGTTTATGCGAATGGTGTCGCAAAGTTCCAAAAAGATACATGCCATTGCCGCCAAGACAACCGGCAAGGCGGAGGAAACTATCATTCAGCAGGACAATGGTATTCTTGACCTGCACCGAAACGCTGTTTACTGCGGTAACGGCGACAAGGATTACAAACTGCCGCATATCAAGTTTGAGGGCAAAATTATCTATATTCTCGGTTACAGCAGTCGAGATAAGTGGGAAATGGCACTCGGTGCACAGTTCGGCTGTGTGTATATTGATGAGATAAACACCGCCGACATTGAGTTTATCCGAGAGATGTCAACCCGTAATGACTATTTGCTTGCAACGCTTAACCCCGATGACCCGTCTTTGCCTGTTTACAAGGAATTTGTGAACCGTTCAAGACCGTTTAAGAAATATGCAAAAGATGTTCCGCCCGAGATTATGGCGGAACTTAACGAAGAACCTGTGCCAGATTGGCGGTACTGGTTCTTTTCTTTTACCGATAATTTAAGCCTTACACCCGAACAGGTTGAAAAGAAAAAAGCCTCTGCTCCAAAAGGAACAAAGCTTTATAAAAACAAAATCTTAGGATTGCGAGGCAGGGCAACAGGGCTTGTATTCTCAAACTTTGAGAGGGCAAGGCACATAAAAACAAAAGAATGGGCAAAGCGGTTTTTAAACTCCGACCGTAAAAGCGAGCATTTTATTCAGTTTACGGCAGGACTTGACACCGCATATTCGCAGAAGTCACCCGACACAATCGCAATGACCTTTTTCGGTATTACAAACAAGGGCAAGTGTATTCAGCTTGACGAGAGGGTGTATAACAATGCCGAACTTCAAGCTCCGATTGCACCGAGTGATACGGTACGAAATTTCATTGATTTTCTTGACCGCAACCGAGAGGAATGGGGCTTTGCGAGAACTGCTTTTATTGATAATGCGGACCAAGCAACGATTACAGAATATCAAAAGTACAAGCGACAGCACGGCTGCATTTATGATTTCGTAAATGCATGGAAGAAAACCAAGAATATCGACCGTATCAATCTCGTACTCGGCTGGCTTGCCATCAACTGTTATTTTGTTCTTGAGCATTGCAAGAATACAATTGCCGAGTTTGAAATTTACAGCTGGCGAGAAGATAAAGACAATACACCCGAGGACGGTCACGACCATTGTATAAACAGTGGGCAGTATGCGTGGCTGCCGTTTAAAAATATTATTGGAAAAATATTATTGGAAGTGAAATAAATGGGGCTGATAAACAGAATGGCTGATACAATCAGAACAGGACTAAGAAATTTTTTACATATCACTAAAGCGCCCGACAGGACGATAACCGTTGACGAAACGAGCAATCATCAAACCGAATGCTTTACCAACCGCATTTGGTATTGGGGCAGCAGCAGACAGCTTTCACAGCTTTATACACAGCTTGACAGCGACAAAACACGCTTTTGGTCTGCCGAGTGTACGCAGGGGCTGAAAATACGAAAAATCCACACAGGCTTGCCCGCTCTCATTTGCGATACACTCGCCAATATTGTGATTGCAGACTACAACGGTACAGAGGTTACAAGCAAAAATACGACAGCTTATGCCGAACGGTGGGCGGAGATAGAGAAAGAAAACAAACTCGCAGGTGTAATAAAGCAAATGCTCCTTGACCTTTGTGTTGTGGGTGACGGTGCATTAAAAATCAGCTTTGACACGGCTGTATCAGATGTTCCGATTATCGAATGGTATCCTGCCGAAAATATTGACTTTACTTATGTGCGCGGCAGAATCAGAGAGGTTAAGTTTTATACCGATTACACGCAAAATCACCGACATTTCCGTTTTGAGGAAACATACGGTTACGGCTATATTCGTTATGCTTTGTATGATGATAACGGCAGAGAGGTCGATTTACACACAGTTAAGGCACTTGATTGGATAGACAGCAACGGTGTAACCTTTGACACATCGTATATGTGGGCAGTACCGGTTATTTACGGCAAATCGTGTCACAAGGGCAGGGGTGCGGGTATTATCGGAGCAAAGGCAGACGCTTTTGACAGCTTAGACGAGGCGTGGTCGCAGTGGATGGACGCTTTAAGAGCTTGCAGGCCAAAGCAGTACATACCTAATTGCCTTATTCCATACAATGCCGAAACCTGTCAGCCGATGGCGCCGAACCCGTTTGATAATAGATTTATTGAGGTAAACACAGACACAAGCGAAAATGGCAACGGCAACAGGATTTATACCGAAAGTCCGCAGATTCAGCACGAAAGCTATTTAAGCTCATACATCACCGCACTTGACCTTTGTTTGCAGGGCGTAATTTCACCAAGCACATTAGGCATTGATACAAAGAAACTCGATAATGCCGAGGCACAGAGAGAAAAAGAGAAAACAACTCTGTATACAAGACAGAACCTTGTTGAGCTCACCGAGAACGCTATGCAGAGCCTTGTTGAAGTTGTACTCAATGCAGACAGTGAGCTTAACGGCAAGGGAATTGTTGCCGGAATAGAGGTATCCGTAAACTTCGGCGAATATGCGAACCCGAGCTTTGAAAGTCAGGTTGAAACCGTGTCAAAAGCAAGACAGGGCGGTTTGATGTCTGTTGAAACCTCGGTCGAGGAATTGTACGGCGACAGTAAGTCGGACGATTGGAAAGCCGAAGAGGTACAGAGGATAAAAGAAGAACAGGGCATCGCAAGTGAGGAAGAAACCTCGTCATTCGACGATTTGGCAGGACTGACAGATGAGTGATTACGATATCGGAAAAGCCTTTGAAGAAATCGAAAATGAACTTATTGACAGTATGATGCGCAATTTCAGCCGTCACAGGGCGGAAGAAGAAAAAGAGGGCTATAATTGGACCCAATGGCAGGCAGAACAATTAAAGGCGCTTGAGGAGTACCGCAAAACGAACGCCCAAAAATTTGGCAAGCAGTTCAAGAGCATTAACAGCAAGGTTGAAGAAATGATACACACCGCAAGAGCCGACGGCAACGCAGAACAGGAAGTGAAAATCCTCGAGGCTATTAAGAACGGCTTTACACCGCATATGCCCACAGGAGCAAGCACAGGCGAGTTTTATAAGGTCAATAGCCGTAAGCTCAATGCTCTTGTAAAATCGACCACAGACGATTTGAAGAGGGCAGAAACGGCAGTCCTGCGTATGAGCAATGACAAGTACCGCAAGGCGATTTTTAACGCTCAAGTCTATGCAAACACAGGAGCAGGCACTTACGAAAAGGCGGTTGATATGGCTTGTAAGGATATGCTAAACGCAGGACTGAATTGTGTGGAGTACAAGAACGGTGCAAGGCACACGCTTTCAGACTATGCGGATATGGCAATCAAGACGGCGAACAAGAGAGCATATCTAAGAGGTGAGGGCGAAGAAAGAGCGAAGTACGGGCTTTCACTTGTTGTGGTGAACTCAAGGCAGGGCGGCTGCCCTGATTGTGCAAAATATATCGGCAAGGTGTTTATTGATGATGTGTATTCAAACGGCAAAAAACCGGACGGCGATTATCCGCTGCTTTCAACCGCCATAGCGGAGGGACTTTTCCACCCTCGCTGTAAGGACAGCACAAGCACCCACTACCCAGAACTTGACGATTTGAGCGGACCTCTCACCGATGACGAGCTTGCAGAGCTTGACCGCCAAAGAGGACTTGAAGTACAGCAACAGCACGCAGAAAAGCAAGCCGAACGCTTTGACCGCAGGGCAAAATACAGCCTTGATGAGGACAACAAGAAGTTTGCTAAAGCAAGAGCAGACGAGTGGCACGATAGGGCGGATAAGTTGGCGGAAAAAACAAGAGATTTTACTATCGACGACAGTAAGCAGAAATATTATAAATCTGTAGTTGACGGAGGTGAAGAAAAAGACTTTAACAGAAAAAACAGCGGTAAAAAAATTACAGTAAAAGCACATAAGACCACGGGCAGTAATGATATTTATTTATCAGATAAAGTAAAACTGAAACGCAAGCAATTCCATAAGTTTGATAAGAATGTTACAAAGATTTATGAAATGCTCGGTCAGAGCAAATCTGAAAATAAACCTGCTATTTGCATATTATCCCCCGAAGAAATGGGCAAAAATGCAGTTGCAACTTACATACCGACTGATAATGTTTTAACTGTAAATTCAGCTTATTTTATAACTAAGAATTTAGCCGAATTGCAGAAATCATTTGCTTGTTCTGACAGTGAATTGAGTTCGGTACTTCATGAGCTTATCCATTGGCAAGATGCCGAGAAATACAGACAAAAATTCGGTAAAATTACCGATTATAACGCATATTGCGATTATCTTAATAAAATTTATGCTCCAAAGGTTGAAAAATTGATAAGAAGCGGTTATAATATAAGTGATATAAGCGAGTATGCTTTTGACTGTTTAAGAGATAAAGTTATGGATGAAGTTTATGATGAGTATAGAGTTAAGCAACTTTTAGGGGGTTGATACAATGAGATTAATGCAAACAGAAGAACAGAAATCTCTTTGGGATATGTTTAAACCGTATCTTATGGTAAATGGTTTAGACGTAACTTTGCGTGAAGATGCTCCCCAAGAAGTAAAAGATGCCGAAGCGCTTTATAATAAACTTAGGGAGAAAGAAAAAAAGCAATTTCTTGAAGATAATGGCATAATTTAACCGCTCCGTAACAAGAGAGGGTTTGTTATACTAAAAATTCAATAACCAATTAAAGCACTTAATCAATCGGATTGAGTGCTTTTTTTATGCGAAAGGAAATGTGAAATGACTAATGAAGAATTTTTGAAACTTGCAAAAAGGGCAGTAAAAGACTATACAACAGAACATCTTGATAAATCAGACGGCGAAGTCGACTTTTGCGTATACGTTGTTTGGTCTTGTAAAACACTGCAAAACAGCAAAGCACTTCTGTCAACAACGCTCCGTGACGGTATGTATTATGAGTGTACATACAACGGTGACAAAGACGAAATGTACTTTGATGCGTACAAGAAGTTTGAAAACAGGGTAATTAAACACTAAAAAGAGCGGTTTTGTTATTTTAACTTGCCCGTAAAGGGTTACAATTCGTAAAAACGGCTTGTTTTCGGACTTTTTAACTTGCCTATAACTTGCCAAGATAAAACTTAATACATCAAATCAGCACTTTGAGAAATCAGAGTGCTTTTTTGTATTTAAACCCGTCGATTTCGACCGGTTAGAAAGGCGGTGACAAAATGAAAGTAAGAGTAATTACATCGTTCAACGATAAAACCGAGGGGTTTATTAACAGACCGATTAATGAAGTTTTTGAGTGCTCCGAGCAGAGAGCAAAGCAGCTCATTGACGGCGGCTTTGCGGCGGAGGTTAAGCCAAACGCTACGGAAAAGCCGAAAAGAAAGACAACAAAAACAGCTTAAAACGCACTTGTGAGTGACTGCACAGGTGCTTTTTTATTGTCCGAAGACGCTAAACTACGGGAGACACCGTGCAAAACTGAAACAGAGAGACACTCTATAAACTGATTACGGGAGACACCCGATAACT